GGCACCGCGGGGTCGGCAGAGCGGTCCTTATCCAGCTCCTTCACGAAGTAGTCGTAGCGCGCCCTGTCGTGGTCGAGCTTGGCGTAGGCCTGCGCCATGATCGCCCGGTTGGCCCTCGGGTTCTTGATCGCTTCGACCGAGCCCTCTTGCGACATGTTGCGCGCGAGGTCGGTGCCCGCAAGCTGCGACTGCTGGGCGACCTGCTTGGCAATCTCCTGCACCGCCGCCGCGCGTTCGTTTGCTGTGCCGACATTGAACCCGAGGGCGCTTGCGTATTCCGACACTTTGGTGGTGAACGGCGCCAGCGGGTTGGTTCTCACATGCGTCAGGGCCTCAGTCAGCACGTTGAGGCCGGTCTCGACCGAGTTGCGTTCCTGCTGGCGCTGCGACTCCTCCTGCATAAACTTCGTGTTGTAGTTGGCGTTGTTGATCGCGTTCGTCGCGTTCACCGCGCCCGGTGCCACCTCAACACCGCTGACGCCGGGCTGCTTGCCCTGCCCGACGGCCATCTGCTCAAGTTCCAACGCCTTGCGCTGGTACATCTCGGATGTCGCCGGCGGCACGAGGCCGAGGGTCTTGCCGTACAGGTCCAAGTAATCCTTGGCTGTCTGAGGGTTTCCTCCGGGCATGTTCTGGGGCGACGGCTGGATCGGCGCGCGCGGCGCAGGAGCGGGCGCCTGCGACGGCGGCTTCGGCATGGTCGGCATGGTCGGCACGGCAGGAGCCGGTGTCGCCTGCGCGAGCTGGATGTCTTCCACCGGCTGCGCTTCGGTCATGTCCTCAACCGCGCCAGCGGTCTGGTAGCCTGCGCGTCCACCGTACGCGCGGCCAACGGACGGCGAGAGCCCCTTCTGCAGGTCGCGCTGCAGCTCCTGCACACGCGCCTGCGCGGCCAGAACTTCAGGGTGCTGGGCGTTGTTGTTGTGCTGCGCGAGCGTGCGCTCGTACTCGGTCTGCGCAACCGAAAGGTTCGCTTGGATGTTTGCGCGGAACTCCGAGCCGCCGGGCGCGCCAGCACCCGCCGTCGAGCCGGACGTAGAGGCGACAGCCTTGCCGTACAGCGAATTGCGGAGCAACTCGTTGAGGTTGGCGAACGGGATCGGTACGCCGGCATCGTCGAGACCGTAGCCTTGATCGGCAAGACGCTTGGTGGCTTCGCTGGCCTGCGCGAGGAATTGAGCTTTCTGCTCCGGGGCCAGCCCCGGTGTCTGCGAGGCGCGATAGAGCAAGTCGGGGTTGTCGGCAAAACGCAACTTCGCGAACGGCGACGAGGCGAGCTGTTCGCGGGCCTTGGCGGGATCCACCAACGTCGGGGTGTAGTCGACACCGCTCAGGCGATAGTAGCGGGACATGGCAGCTTGCAGCGCCTTGTCCATATCGGGGGACATGCCGGGGCCGCCGCGCAGCGCGACATCGGAAGCCATCATGCCGATCTGTTTGCCGACGCGGTCCATCATGTTGATGTCGAGGCCCTGCTGCTTGAAGTTCGCAGCCATTGCGTTCGGCGCGGCCTCGGCGAGGCCCTGACCGATGGCGACGCCAAGGTACGGCGAAGGCGACGCGAGCATCTTGCCGATGCCGCTGACAGCCGGAAGGACCCAGTTCTGGTTTTTGTCGTACCAGTCACCGGCTCTGTCGAAGAAGTCGCGGTCCTTCGAAGGCGGTGCCGCGGAATCCTTCGGCGGCGGAAGGGGCGCCGTGGTGATACTGTTCTGAGCACCGGCGGCCGGCGGCGTCACAACGCCCGTGGACGCGGGGGGCGTCGTGGATCGCGGCGGCAACGGGCCGGGGCTACGGTTCGGCAAGCTCTGCAGGTCGGCTGCAGACAGCCCCAGAACAAGATCGTCTGCAGGGTTGCCGCCCGTCTGATAGCCGTGGCGCCCCACGAGGCCCCCGGCCGCGAAGCGGTCGAAGGGGTCGCGTATCTCGAAGCTGTCGTCTTCGGGGACACGCCCCATGGGCTCTTCGCCGTTCAGATCCTCCACATCAGTGACGCGCGGCGCAAGGCCCGCGCTGCGCGGTTCCGGGGAGGGGCGCATGTGCGCCTCGGCCGGCGCCCCGCCGCCGATGACCTTGCGGACGTAATCCTCGGTCGACATGTTGACGTCGCGCGCGCCGTCGGCGCGCGCCTTCGCCAGCGGACGCCCGCTGTGCCACATCGAGGCGGCGTCGGCGAGGTTGCCGTGCTGGTTGAGGTACTTGCCGAAGTGGTGTTCGAAGACGCGCTCCTGCGCCTCCGGGCTCTTCAGGAATTCAGCGGGCGTCATGCGGCGTCCGAGGGCCTCCTCGGTCCATCTCGGGATGTTCGCGCCCATGACCTGATACTTGCCGTGCGCGCGATCACCGCGAACCATCGGGCCCATGGCGGCGTAGTTGTCGCCGCTCTCGACGCGCGAGATCAGGCGCTTGGCGTGCTCGATGTCGGTCGCGCCACCGCGGGCAAACAAGCCGCCGGCCGTGCCGCCGAGCATGCCGCCGAGACCGGGCATGCCGAACATGGACCCGATACCCATGCCGACCAGCGAGCCGATGGCCTTCCCGGTTCCGTCCTTCTTCTGGCCGCCACCCGCGTCGCTGCTCATGTCGAGCTTGTGCTCGGGCAACTTGGCGGGCGTCACCTGCTGCGCCGTCAGCTTGCCGAGGACCGTGTCGTCGCCGCCGCCGGGGATCGCCGGCGTCTCGTCTTCGGCCACGTCACCGCCGCCCTCGTAACCAATGCGGCCGCCGCGCGCGACCATTGCATTGACGTTCGGATCCGCCGCGTAGTCCTCGGCCTGCTTGGTAAGATCCGGCAGCTCAATCTTGTCGCGAACCTTGCCGACGGCGTCCTTCGCCCACTCGTATCCTTCCTTGCCTGACTTGTAGAGCTTCTTCGCGTCGTCGACAGCGCCAAGGCCGCCCTTCACGGCACCCACCGTCTGCGACAGCCCTGTGGGGCGTGGGGCGGGTGCCTTGAGTTGCGCCCCTGATCCAAGGGGCGCCTGCGGCTTGACCGTGAGCCCGGGAGACCACGCACCGCTCGCGCCGGGGGTGCCCCCGCCGAGACCCCCAGCTGCGCCCCACGGGTACAGCTTGCGCATCAACTCGGCCTCGCCGCCGTCCGCAAAGCCACGGCGCGGCGCGAGCCCGCGCAGCATCTCGTCCACCTCCGGGTTCGCGCCCGGCACCGGGGTGCCTCCGCTCGCGAAGCCGAGGCCTGCCATGCTCGGATGCACGGCACCGCCCTCGGACGACGGCATCAGGCCGCCGCCGTAGGCGCGCTCGGCGTGCTGGGTCGCCATGTCGTAGTCGACGGCCTTGATGCCCTCTGGCGTCTCGCTGACGGCTTCCGGGTGGTGCTTCTCGACGTCTTGCGCCGAGAGGCCGATCTGCGGCTGGTTCGAGCCCTTGTACTTGAACTTGATGATCTTCTGGCCGTCGTGGGTGCGGCCGATCTCGGTGATGTCTTCCTTGACGCGCTCGTCCGAGAAGAACGGCGTCGGCTGCCCGGTGACGCCGGATGTCGTGCTGCCGTAGAGCGGGCCGGTGCCCATCGCGATGTTCGCGAGGAACTGCGCGACCTGAAACGGGTAGCCCTGCTGCTGCTGGTACTGGTTGTAGAGGGCCGCGTTGAGCTGCTGCTGCGTCTGCTGCTCCAGCGTGCCCGCGCCGAGCAGCGCCTGACCGCTCGCCAGACCCGTCTGCGTGCCCATCTGGCCCAGCCCGGCGAGGCTCTGCGACAGGTTCTGCCCGTAGCCGAGGAGGCCCTGCCCGAGGCCCTGCTGGGCCTGCGCGGCCGCCATGGGCTGCTGGAAGGCCTGCTGGCCGATCTGGAGGAGCTGGGGCGAGAGCTGCTGCATCGCGGCCCGGTTGGCCTGCTCGGCCCCGAGGCCCACGCCCTGCTGCTGCTGGGCCGCCTGCAGGGCCTGCCCGTAGCCTTGCGACAGGAGGCCCCCCTGAGCCTGCTGCGCCGCCAGACCCTGCTGGCGGGCGAGATTTGCAGCCGCAATCGAGCCTCTGTCGCCGCCGAAGGCGCCGCGCATGGCCTGCGAGCCCATGAGCTGGCTCTGCTGCTGCTGCTGCTGCTGGTACAGACCCTGCATCGTCGGTGCAACTACCGACTGCAGGTAGGGGTCCATGTAGCGGCCGGTTTCGAGCTGCCCCGGGTTGACCGCCTGCGCGCCGGCCAGCCCCGCCATCGTCGCCGCGCCCGTGTAGGGGGCCCCCGCCGCCTGTGCCGCGCCGATGTTCTGCCCCGCCTGCCCGTAGTAGGGGAGGGCCGCCTCGGCGGATCCCGTCAGGGCCGTCGTCGCCGCCTGCTGGTAGGGCTGGTAGCCCTGCCCCGCGTTGGCAATCTGGGCGGTGCCGGCCTGCTGAGTGGCCGTCAGCGGCGCGACAAACTGGCCCTGATACGGCTGGAACGGCTGCTGCGCGACCTGCTCAGCGCGGGCGTTGACGGCGTTGTAGCGCGCCTGAACTTCCGGTGGAATTGTCGTCGTCTGCTGCTGGTAGGTCGTGCCGCCCGAGCCGCCCTTGCCGCCACCGAACGCAAGATGCCGCCGCGCAACCGGCGGGGCTCCGTCGCGGCCCATGAAGTCCTCGAAGGGGGCCCCGTCGTTCCATATCTTGCGTTCAGAGAACATCAGTGTTCAGCCTTGTTGGTGACGCCGGTTTCGGCGCCCAGAAGCCAGTAGGCGCCGGCGGGCTTCCCGAAGATGCGCTCGTAGAGCCGCACCTTCCCTTCCGTCCGGCTGTTCGACAGGATGCCGATCATCAGGGGCATCTCAAGTTTCGCTGCGGCCGCCTTGGCGAACTCGCACAGCTTGCGCGCGCGGCCGCCCTTGGCGCTGCGATACTCCGGGTGGACGAACACGCCGCGCTCCTCCAGCACGATCTGGTCACTGTACCAGAGCTTGCAGGTGCGCAGCAGGATGCCGCCCTCGAAGTGATCTGCGCCCGGGGTGCCAATCACGCCGCAGATGCCGCCGTCGCGATTGAGCGCGGGCCACACTTCTGCGAGAAGTTTCTGCGGGTCAGGATGCACGAAGCCGTTCTCCTCGCTGCCTTGCAGGCAGAGATCCATAAATTGATGAACGTCTTCGGGTGTGCCGACGCGTACTCGGATGTCAGTCATCTGCTTCTCCTCAAGCATTGACGGGGTTGCGGACGTGCTCATTAGTCTTTCTTCGGCCCGGGGAGGTTTTCGAGTGTCTTGATGGTCTTCGCCCGGAACTTCTTGACGAACTCGTCGAGGATCCTGTGCCCGTCGTCGAGGCCCCCCTTCCCCAGCCGCGCGACGTCCTCGGGGTGGATCACGTACTCGCCCCCCGCGGCGACGATGGGGACCGTCGCGCTGCCGCCCTCCGCCTTGCCCGGCATGGGTGCGTTGTAGGGCAGCACGTCCTCGACGTAGGGTTGGTCGCCTTGGGCGTCGTAAGGCTCGCCAGACTGGCCGTAGGGCGCCCCCGCGCCCGCCTTCGAGGCGCTGTAGAAGGGTGAGCTGAAGATCGACTTGGCGACCTTGAAGCCCGCGGTCGTGTTGCCCTCGCCCATGGCCGAGATGATGTCGGCCGGAATGACGTAGGCCCCGGAGGGAACGTGCATCGGCAGGTGGTCGGTGCGCCCGGCGACGGCGCTGTGGATCGCGCCGGTATGGACCTTGCCGCCGGTGGCGCGCGGCTTGCGCGCGGTGTTCAAGGCGGCAGCGATGGCCTGTTCGCGCGGACGCCCTGACGAGAGCATCTCGCGGATGTTCGCGCTGATCGTGGCCTGCGAGGAACCGCGCTTCAATGGCACTCAGACACTCCGGGTAATAGGGTATAGTACCGCGTGCGGCGTCGCCTCTGAAGATGACGGTATGTCAGGCTACCTGTGTGACGGAGACGATGATCGAGGGCACACCGGGCTCCGCCGGGGGGCCCGCGGTCGCCGCCGCGGCGTATATGCCCGCCGTGGTGTCGGTGCCCGCCATCCACAACTCATAGTAATCGCCCGTGGTCGTGCATTCGAGGTTGATGTTCACGGCGAGGATCGTCGGCTCCGCGTTCAGGCAGACGACCTTCGTGTTGCTGTAGGTGACGTCGGAGCCGTTCTTCCTGAACCAGATCGAGCATCTCTTGTTCGAGGCGGCTGCCTGCACGACGGCGGAGACCACGAAGATGTAGGTGCCGATGGCGGGCAGCGTGATGCGCGAAGCCTTGCCGCCCGAGGTCACGAGGCTGATGCCCGCCGTGCTGTCAGTCGTATTGAAGGTGATGACTTGCGCCGTGTTGGTCGCGGCAATGGTCTGCGTCGTGGTGTCGTAGACCATGATGTGCGGCGTCGGGCCGATCCGGTACGTCATTAGATCACCCCCCAGCCGGTGTTGTTCGATACCATGGTGATGCTCTGGTACTGGACCGGCAGGAGCTGCGTCGCGGCGCCGTCGATGAATTCGCCGCCGGCGGCGGCCACGGTAATGACGCCGGTGCCGCTGTTCTTCACGGTGTAAATCTGGCCCTGAATGCCCGCCGCCGTGGGCAGCGTCACGGTGAACGTGTTGGCCGTGCAGTCGACGACGCAGTCGTTCGCCGTGACCGTGTAGGTGCCGCTGACCGGGGTGTACTTGACCTTCAAGGCCCCGCCGAGGGCCGGCTGAATCAGCGTCAGGAAGTCGCCCATCAGGCGCTGGATGCCGTTGATGGCGACGACGCCGTTCTTCTGGGTAGTGAGAATGTCGTCCAGCGAAGCCATCAGAACTTACCCGCAGGCGTGAGACGGTATCGGGGAGCGCCGATGCGCCAGAACGTGTCGACGTCGTTGCTTTCGAATTTGATCGACACGAGCCTGCCGCGCAGCCGCGGCGTGATGTACTGGGTCACCTGCGTCATCGAGTACGGGCCGTGGACACGCGGCGTCTGCCCGGGGTAGTCGGCGACGTAGAACGTCATCAACAGCGTCGCGTTCTGGGCGCCGTTGTAGTACCCCCACTTGAAGTCCGGCCAGACCTGATCGATGAACGACAGCAGGTCGCCGTCCTGCAGGGTGAAGTACCCCGTCTGGAAGCTCGAAGCCATCGGCTGCCCGTCGGCGTTCGGCGACGTCTCATGCTGGAAGATGAGGCCGCTTGAGGCACCGCCGATGGGCGGCCCAAGTACCGACTGATCGATCCACGCAGTCCGCGACAGGTACCCGAAGTCCCAACCGCCCGTCGACAGCGAGTACTTGACGTAGGCATCAACCTCTCCGCCGCCGGACTGCGTCGGGAAGTACCACGTGATCTCGTTGAAGCGGGAGTTCGGCGCCGCGCGGATCTTGTCGACGTAGTCCGTGTCCAGCTGCTGGAAGATGAAGTCCCACACCGTGCAGGGCAGCGACTTCACGCCGTCGCCTGCGAAGGCGAAGAACTGCGACTGGCTCATCCAGAAGACGCTGTTGTTCAGGAGCCCGACAGCCTTCTTGCCGATCAGGCCGCACCCTACCGCGATCTCGTTGAAATTGTAGACGTCCGGCAGGTTGACGTACTGCATCGACCAAAGCGCGAGGTCGGTCCAGATCAGGCCCTGCTGCGGGCCCTGCAGGCCGCCAACGATGCGGCTGCCCTTGGTCAGCCGGTACGAGCCCGCCTGATTGACCGGCGTCGCGATCCACGAATTGAAGTTGTTCAGGTCGCACCACCGGATCAGCAGATGATCCTGCACGCCCGTGAACGTGGACCCGAGAGTCACGATCTGCCGCTGCGGCATCGCGAGGAACATGCTGTGGTTCGAGATCGGCGCCTGCGGAATGATCTGGGCGTTCAGGAAGCTGGTAGTCGGCGACCACTGGTAGATCGGTCCTCCGGGCTCCTCGTCGAATGTGAGCAGCGACGACGTGTCGGGGCTGGCGATGAGGATCTCGCCCCAGTTGTCGAGGGCCCAGTCTGACGCCTCGACGGGAAACCCCGTCGCCGCGACGGCACCGGCACCCGTCGAGTAGCCGCCGGTTGAATAGCCTCCGGTCGAGTAACCGGAGCCCTCAGTCAGCGGCCCGTAGGTCACGTAATAGATGTAGCGGGCGTCGCCCCCGTTGATGAAACCTGACGTTGTCGCGGTGGCGGACTGCGCCGCCTGAATCGTGAAAGTGCCCGTTGTGGGGACGGTCTGCACGATGTAGTCGCCCGTCAGCGTGACGCCGCCGACGGTCGTCGCGATGAGAACGGGGTAAGTGTCGCCCGGGGAAAAACCGTGATCAGCCAGCGTGACCGTGACGATGGACGCGCCGCTTACCGTATCAAATTCGGCCACGTCGCCGCCGTTAGCCACCGAAGACGTCGCCAGTGCTGGGTCACCCAGCGCGTCGAGGGCCGCGATCTGGTAAGTGGTCGACGACGCGGCAACGCAGGGGTACAGCCCAAACAGGATCAGGCCGCCGACGCTGATGTGCGCCGGGATGTAGACCGTGTCGTAGCTGGTGATGTTGCTGCCGCCGCTGCCCACGGTTCCCGCAACTGTCTGGGGCCCCGCCGTGGCGTTCAGGTACGACACCGACCCCGCCGACGAGGCCGTCACGGTAGCTGTCGCGTTGAAGCCCGCGGGCGTTCCGCCCGCGACGACGACGGTGCCGCCGACGGGAAATACATGCGTGCCCGCGTACGTGATCGTGGCCGTCGTGCCGTCGCCCGAGGCACCTGTCGTGGCTGCGCTGAACCCGGGGTCGCTGATGGTCACGGTGCTCGAACCGAGGGTCGTCGTGCAGTCCACGCCGGTGTTGGTGTCGAAGACTTGCGGCGTGATGTCTCGCGCCGCGCCCTCGTTGATGACGTAGAGGCTTCCCTCGGGGGTGCCTGCGTTGCCGACGGCGAGATAGTCGTTGGAGAGGTTGTCGCGCCACGCCCACAGGGCGCGCGGCACCCCCGGCAGGGCCGAGGGATAGTAACGCGACCAGCCGCCCAGCTTCTGCACGAGCCCGAGGTTCTCGCGGTCCTTCATGAAGCGGATGAATTGCGTGGAGCTGATCGCGGCTTCGTTCAGCGCAGGCGTGCGCTGGGTGTCGACCGTCGGGATCAGCTTCAGGGTGGAGTGCATGCGCTACCCTCGCGAAGGCGTCGCCGCGACCGCGGGCGCCATCGACGACCACGCACCCGCCTCGAACTTCTTGCGAGACTCCTCGACCGTCGCGCTCTTCAGCAGCGTCTGGTACTGCGTCTCGTAGTTTATAGGCATGCCGGCGTCGTTCGGCTGGCTGGCGCCGAGCGCGAAGTCACGCTGGTAGCCGCTGATGAAGACCATGGAGGCCATGATGAACAGGTCGGGCAGGTACGTGCTGATGAAGGTTGTCGTGTTGGACGCCGACAGGGAGTCAGGGCGGACGGTGCCGACGATCTCGACACTGTAGTTGGCGTTCGGCCACGGCGCGATCAGCGCGGTGTTCTGATCCAGCATCGCCATCCACCGGGGGACGCCCGTCGCCGTCGGCGAGGCATAGACCGTGTCCATCCAGACCTTGGTCGTCGGCAGCAGGTTGACGCGCGTCCCCGAATTCGGGTTCGAGGTGCCGACGGGCGTGATGACGTTGATCTCCTGCACCGTCACGAACTGCGTCAGGGGCCACGTGATCTGTCGGCTTCCTGTCGTGCAGGTGAAGCCGGAAGTGGCCGTGACAGTCGTCAACAGGTCGAGATCGCGGTAGATGCGGTTCTCGGCGTAGGTGATGCACTGCGGCAGGTTGGCGACGAAGTTGACGTCCGCCGGGTCCACCACCGCGAGGTTGGCCAGCTCGGTGACGAACGTGGCGTAGGTCAGTCCGGTCGTCATTTTACCCCCTACCCGCGGGCGAGTTTTTCAAGCGTATTGGTCTTCTGCGCAGAGCCGGCGGAGCTGCCGACCCAGTATCCTACCACTGCCGTGAATGAAGTACCAAGGCTGCCCAACATGATGTTGGCGAGCGTCTGGGAACTCTCGGGGATTTCTTGGCGGATCACGACGTACAGCATCGCGAAGAAACCGAACGTGATCAGTATGCTGATGATCGGCGCGCCCCACGCGATAACCGAGCCAGCCTCGGCGAGCTTTACCGTCTGGTTGCGGGCGTTCTGCACGTCCGCGAGCTGCGCCTGCAGGGTGTCGAATTCCTGCCGGCGAGCGTCGGCCTCAGCCTGAATCATCGCCATCTTGAACTGCAGGGCAAGGTTGGGATCGGCGGCGATGGCCCTCTCGATGCCGGCAGCGTCGGAGGTTCCCAAAAGGTCTTGGGCGATGCCCGTGATCTTGGATACGGCGGCGCCAGTCTTGTCGCCCATGATCCAGCTGGCGACGGTCGGCGCGAGGCCGAGCAGGAGAGGGAGGAAAGGCATTAGGAGGGTGCCCCCTGTGCGTAGCGGAGATCGCTCAAGAACCCGTGGTGGTAGCCGGCGATCAGGTCGGCTTTGTCAGTCCCGTTGTACATTCGGCGCGCATGCGTTATTATCTGCGCATGGCAGTTAACACTTGGGCGACTCGCGGACTTCCGATAGCCGACAAGCTCGCCTACTACTCCAAACCATCTCTCGACGGATGCCGGGTGTGGACCGCGGCAGTTGCGGGCGGCGGCTATGGGCAAATCTGGCACAAAGGCAGAAGTGCGTTGGCGCATCGACTGGCGCTTGAGTTGAAGCTGGGGCGACGGATTAAGGCGGACCGAGAAGCGGCGCACACATGCCACAACAGACTCTGCATTAACCCGGAGCACCTTGAAGAGGCGACGCACAGAAAGAACATAGACGACCGCATGCGGTCTGGTCGTGGCGCTGTTGGGGAAAGAGTCGGCGGCGCAAAACTTACCGCCGCGATAGCCCTTCAAATCCGGAGCGATCCGCGCTCCGAACGCGAGTTGAGCCGGGTTCATGGCGTTTCCCGCAACGTCATTGGCGAAATCAAACGGCGTCGGATTTGGAAGCATCTGCCGTCTTGAGCGCAGAGAGAAACCCATTATGATACCCCGCGATTAATGGAGCCTTATCTGTCCCATTTATTATTTTCCGCGCCCCGACCGGGTCATCCACCGTGTCGTTGAAGTAGTTCTTGAGGCTCTTGCCGGTGAAGTCTCCCGCCATCATACCTTCGAACATGATCGCGGCGGCGATACGCGGGTCCATGGCGAGGTCAAGATTGGCCAAGAGATCGACGCCCAGCAGGCGGCCCATCTTCTTGTAGTTATCTTCCCACGTGAGCTGGACGTAGCCGCGGCCGTACCACGGGTAGTAGCGCAGGTTCCGCCGGCGCCACTCCTCCGACAGCCAGTAGGCTTCGCGAACCGGCTGCATCGTCATGTTCGTCTCGTGGTAGGTCGTCGCGAGCATGTAGGCCAGCCAGCGCAGGTCCGTCAGCTTGCGCGCCTCCCACTCGTCGAGGATGGCGTCGATGCCATTGACCTGATCCTGCGTGAGCGTGCCGCCGAACAGGTCCGGGCGAACACCGTCAAAGAACGCTTTCCGGTTCGTGCTCATGGGATTCTCATGGACAACTGGCCAATCAGGATCAGGCCGACGTCCTTCATGGAGTCAACAATCGCCCCGCCCGTGAGGATCAGAGTGCAGATCACGACGAACCCGCCGACTGCGATAAGGCCGATCAGGTCGGCTCGCCATCCACCCTTCATCTCCTTGTCCTTTCTTGTTTGGTCATCGGCAGACCTTTCCTGACGCGCGGGGTTACCACCCCTTGATTGTGCAGCGCACCAATTTTGCCCCGGCATCCGCGCTGGCCACAAGACACCGACCAAGCGCCCGGTGCATGAAACTTTGCGCAAACATGACGAGGCGGTACGTTGAGGTGGCATCAGGTGTTGTCGCCCATCGCAGCGTCGTCGCAACCTTGGTCGATCCAACATACTTTGTAATGGTGTTGATCTGGCCGACGCCAGTACCGCCCGTGATGGATATCTGAGCGCCGGTATAATATTCATCAACAGCCGTTGCCGCAGCAGCAAGGGTGATTGTTGTAGCTGCACCAGCTTGGGCTGTGCCGTTCACCGAAATGGGCAAGGGGGGAAGCGCCACAGCGAGGGCGGACGTGCTGGGCACGATAGGGTCGCCTATTTCAATGGTCCCGGTCACGTTGACTTTGATGTTCTGGCCGGACACCGCCACGGTGCAATACTCACCTATCTGAGATACTCGCGCCTGCGAATTGTAGACAACTCCATGTACATAGTTTCCGGCAGCGCCTGTGTAGGTGGCGCTGTCGAGGCATTCAATGGCACTCGTGCCGCTGTAGCGGACAACGTCGCCGTTCTTCACGGCGGCGCTGGTGGCGTTCAGCATGTGCCTTAAAATAACACCTGACGGCTCGTCTTCAAACTCCGAGTTAATGACAAGGATCGGCCCGCTA